TGCCCGGTATGGCGAGGATGGAAGCATGTACCGGTCTAAGAATATCCCCGATTGACGGCAGGTTTCCAACAGGCGTAGGATTATGTCACAACTGAGAAGTGTGTCAGCCGGCCAACGTGCCGGTTTTTTTGTTGCCTGGTTCTGGGAGGTTGCCGCATGGACTCTGTGATCCTGGAGATCCCGACGATCTGCCGCATCGTGCTCTACCGCGACGAGAACGGCAACGACATGCCAGCGCTCGTCGCCGGCCACGGCGAGGGCGACCGGCTCCATCTGACGGTCTTCCCAGTGGGCGCGATGCCCTTCCCGCGACTGTCGGTCGCCTATGACGATCGTGAGCTGAAGGACAGCCAGCGCGGTCTGGTCGAGCCGAGCTGGCGCTGGCCGGAGCGAACCTAGTTCAGGAATGGCTCAGGATGAAGTGGACGGCGGCGCGCCAAAAGGTCGCATACGCACTGGCAGAGGGCTACTCGCGGGCTGAAGCGGCTGAACATGCCGGTGTATCCGAACGTTACGTCTACCAGTGTCTCGCGATTGAGGACTTCAGCCGCGAGGTCGACCGGCTCTCGCTCATGGTCGGCATCGCCACCCGCGCCGAACGGCTCAGGCTCGCGCAACGCGTGATCCGCCAGAAGGTCACCGAAGAGGGCGAGCTGATGACCGATAAGGATCTGCTCGACTGGCTCAAGTTCGCACAGGGGGAGACCGATGGGATCAAGCTCGACCTTACGAGCCTCCTCTTTGCCGCCGAGTCTCAGGATGCGGCACCGCTGGCCGGTCGAGGATCAGATGGAGTGGATCCGCCGCCAGGGGACGGAGCAGGTGGAGCCTGAGCCGGAGCCGGAAGAGACGGAGCCCGTCCGGCAGCGCCCGCTAATCGTCGACTGGATGCACTCGCTCACGATCCTGCACCCGGCCAAAGGCGAGATTCAGTTCAAGCCCTATGACTACCAGGTCGATTGCTGGCTCGATCGGGCGCCAGCGCGGCTGTGGCTGAAGCCGCGCCAGGTCGGCATGTCGCTGGCCTGGGCGTTGGAAGCGCTGTATTACTCGATCTTCTATCGCAACCAGCGCACGCTGATGCTTTCGAAGACCGAAGGTGACGCGAAGCAACTGATCGCCTACGCCCGCTTCGCGCTCAACTACATTCCGGACGCACCGGCGCTGATTCGGGACAACGCGAGTGAACTGGAGTTCGAGAACGGCTCGCGCATCCGCAGTCTGCCGGCGACGAAGGGCGCCGGGCGCAGCTACACCGCGAACCGGGTCTATCTGGATGAGTTCGCGCACGCAGAGTACGCCCGGGATATTTATGCGGCCGTGCGACCGACGCTCAGCCGCGGCGGTCATCTGACGGTCGGCTCGACCCATGACGACGACACGACGCTGTTTTACGAGCTCTGGGAAGGCCATCACGGCAGCGAGTGGAGCCGGCATCGCATCCGCTGGGAGGACTGCCCGGAATACGACGCCGCCTGGTATGCCCGCGAGCGACCCAGCTACACCGCGCAAGACTGGGCGCGCGAGTACGGCGGCGAGGCGACGTCGGCCGGCGCGAACCTGTTCGGGCGGCTGGACATCGAGGCCTGCGCCGACGGCTGGGAGGGGTTCCGTCCGTGGCGCGCTGGACGGCGGTACCTCAGCTACTGGGACGTCGGCAGCCGGCAGGACGCGACCGTGGGCATCACGCTGGATATCACGTCGGCCGTCTGGCAAATCGTCGCCTTCGAGCGCCACGAGGGCTGGGGGTATCCGGCGATTCAGAAGGCGATCGAGAAGCGCCACCGCGCCTACATCGGCGGGACGACCGGCGTCGAGTCGAACGGCCCGGGCGATCCGGTGATCGCGAATCTGGACATCCAGGCGGAGGAGCTGTTCCTGACGGAGCGCAGCAAGCACCAGGCGATCACGGCGCTGCAGCTGGCGATCGAGCACGGCCGGCTGAAGTTCGACATCCCCGAGCTGGCGGCCGAGCTCAAACGCTACCGGCGCGCTGACAAAAAGCTGGTCCAGGATTGCGTCATGGCGGCGGCCGGCGCCTGTTACCTGGCGGACAACGTGCCGGTCTACACGAGCGGACAATTCGGTAGCGGCGGCGAGCGCGCATCACGAGAGGCGACCAGGTGGTAAAGATCGGCCGGCTGAACATTTCACTGGCTGAGTCCGAGCCGCGGCCGGTCGTCATGGGCGAGATCGGGCACATTAGCGGTGGGGTGTTCCGCCAGTTCCTGGATCACGAGTATCTGTCCGAGCTGCGCTATCCGGCCAGCCTGCGCGTCTACGACCGCATGCGGCGCAGCGACGCCCAGATCCAGGCCGTGCTCCTGGCGCTGGAGCTGCCGATCCGCTCGACGCGCTGGTACATGAAGCCGGCCAGCGAGAGCGCGCGTGACAAGCAGATCGCCGACGACGTCGAGAAGAACCTGTTCGAGGGTCTCTCGACGACCTGGGACGATACGCTGCGCTCGGCACTGACGATGTTCGCGTTCGGGCACTCGCTCTTCGAGGTCGTCTACGCGATCGACAGCGCGGGGTTCCTGCGCTGGCGCAAGTTCGCGGACCGCCCGCAGCGCAGCATCACGCAGTTCCTGCCCGATGAGCGCGGCGACTTGCAGACGGTCGAGCAGCACGGCCCGAACGGCATCGTGCCGCTCCCAGCATCGAAGCTGCTGGTCTTCACGCACCGCATGGAGGACGGCGACCCGCGCGGCACGTCGGTGCTGCGGGCGGCATACAAATCCTGGTTCATCAAGGATTACGTCTACAAGATCGTCAACATCGGTATCGAGCAGGAGTACGTCGGCATCCCCTGGGCGCAGGTGCCGGCCAATATGGAGCCGGAACTGCAGCGCAACCTGGAGGACATCCTCAGGTTGCTGACACAGGGGGAGAAGGCGTTCTTCTGGCTCCCCAGCGAGGTCGAGCTGAAGCGCTACCAGTCGCAGCGTGACCAGCAGTCGATCGTGCCCTACATCGAGCACCACGATCTGATGATCTCGCGTTCGGTGTTGGCGCAGTTCCTGAACCTGGGCGCGGCGTCGGTGGGCAGTTACGCGCTCTCCGAAGACCACTCGGACCTGTTCCTGATGAGTCTCGACGGCATCGCCGACTACGTCGCGCAGATCTTCAACCGCCAGGCGATCCCGACGCTGGTGGGGGCCAACTGGAACGTCGGTGAGGACGAGATGCCGCAGCTCGCGCACGACCCGGTCGGCGCGCGCGACATCCAGCGCTTCGTCCAGGCAGTGCGGCAGTTGACCGGCGCGGGGTCGACGGCGGTCATTACGCCGGACGGTCCGCTCGAAGACTACATGCGCGAGTTCCTGGGCTTGCCGGAGCGGAGCGAGGAGGCCGCTTCACGCGAGCCGGAGACGCCGCCGGCAGATCCGGAGGGCGAGGATGAGGACGAAGACGAGCCGGAGACGCTGACGTTCGCTGAGCCACGCCAATGGCGGCGGCCGCTGACGCCCTGGGAGGAACGCATCAAGCTGACGGCGCTGGAGCGGCGCATCGAGCGCGCGGAACAGCAGCTGGCGCGTGGGGCGCTGGCTGAATTGGAGCGCTGGATCGAGGAACGCTGGCCAGAGATCGAAGCGGCGGTGCGCACAGGCGACGTCGCGCGGCTGGTCTCACTCTCGGCGGACGCGCCGGGCCTGGCGGCGTTCTTCGAGCAGTTCTCGCTCGACCTGATTCTTGATTCCGCGCGGAATGCCGCCGATGAGCTCGGGGCAGCGGTGCCGGCGATGAGCGACCAGGTGCGCCAGCGGGTGGCCGCGCAAGCGCCGCTGCTGGCAGCCGGCATCACGGCCCAGGTGGTCAGCCGCGTGCAGGCCCAGGCGCTGAACGCGATCCAGAGCGAGACGCCGGCCGAGACGGCGCTGAGTGGCTTGCGTCCGGCGCTGACCGAGACCGGGGAGCGCGCGCTGGAACGTCTGGCGTTGGTGCGGGTGAGTGTCGACGTGAACGCCGGCCGGGACATTGCGCGGGAGTTTGCCGGGGTGAAGCTGGCAATCTGGTCAGCAATTTTAGATAACAGAGTGTGTCCTCTGTGCCGCTTCATGGACGGTCGCGTAATCGAGACGAGTCACCCCGACTACAAGCGGTTCACGCCCCCGGTCCACTCAGGAGATCGTTGTATCTGGGTACTTATCGATCCCGAGGAAGTCGACCCGCCCGAGGTCGACTGGCAGACGCCGCCGCAAGCACTGATCGACGAGCACGGCTACCTGACGTTGTAAGGAGATCCTGATGCCGACACGCGTACGTCACGGCCAGAGCCGCCCGCCGGCCGTCTATCGCCAGGTCGTCACGCTTGCCGAGGCCGTCGCCGAGATGGAGCCGGCCACGGAAGACGACGAGCCGGTCCGCAGCGAGATCCAGATCGCCCGTACCGGCATCTGGTTCCACCCCTGGTACGGCGAGATGGTTATCGCCGATGAGACGCTGCAGAACTTCGTCGACCACTTCTACGCCGGCACCACCGGCTACGACCTGTCGGTCGACCAGGAGCACGAGCCGAGCGGCGGCGCGGCCGGCTGGTTCCGCGAGCTTTCCAAGCGCGGCGACCAGCTCTGGGCGGAGATCGAGTGGACGCCGCTGGGCGCGCAATTGCTGCGCGATCAGGTCTACCGCTACTTCTCGATCGAGTACGCGACGGTCCATCAGGACGACGAGACGGGCGTCAAGACGCCGAACGTGCTGCAAGGAGGTGCGCTCACCAACCGACCGTATATCAAGGGCATGGCCCCGGTCATGCTTTTCGAGCCCGAGGCCGGACTCGCGTTCTGGCCACAACAGGAAGGATCTCCAGTGGAGACCATCACACTCAGTGAGGAGCTGCGGACGCGACTCGGACTCGACAGCGCCGAGATCACGGTCGACCAGCTGCAGGAGGCGATCGACGCCGCGCTGGAGGCGGCCGACGCTGACGACGATGCCGACGGCGGGGAGCCGGACCCCGAGCCGGCCCCGGAGACGCGCGAGCTGACCGAAGAGTCGGTGCGCTTGCTCGACGCGTCGAACCGCCGGCTGACCGAGGAGAACCGTCAACTGACGCAGCGCGTTACGGCGCTGGAGACGACGAATCGTGAGACGCGCTGGGCGAGCTACCGCGACGGCAAGATTCGCGAGGGCCGTCTGACGATGGCGCTCTCCGAGCAGTTCGAGGCGCTCTACATGGCCGAGCCGGAGCGCGCCACGGCGATCATCGACGCGATGCCACAGTTGATCGACCTGGGCGAGCATGGCAGCGGTGGCACTGGCGAGCACGACGACGATCCCGCCAGCCGCATGCTCAGCGAAGTGCGCAAGCACCAGGCCGAGAACAGTGGCGTGACCTTTGAGGCCGCGCTGAAGGCCGTTCAGCTGGCACAGCCGGACCTGGCGAAGGCCTACACGTCGCACGTCCGACAGGTGACGCACCGCTAAGCGGGCCTGCGGCACCGCTAGGGCTCGCTAGAACATTGACGATCGGTCGCCCCGTCTACGGACGGGGTTTTGTGTGAGGAGACAACCGATGACCGATTCTTTCGACAAGACGTATCGCAATAGCGGCGTCGCGATCGGCCAGTACCTGGCGGTGGCGTTCGACGCCAGTGGCGAGCTCGTCGTCGCTGGCGCGAACGAGCCCATCATCGGCTTTTGCCAGCGCGCCGCCGGCGCCACCGTGATCCCGATCGGCGTGCGCACTGGTGGCCACACCAAGGCGATCGCCGCCGACGGCAACATTCTGGCCGGCGACTACCTGAAGACGGCCGCCGCCGGCGAGGTGACCAGTGTTGGCGCTGAGGACGCGATCGACGTGTTCGTCGTCGGCATCGCCGAGATGGCCTCGGGCGCGCAAGGCGACCAGATCGAGATACTGATCGCGCCGAGCAAGTTCAGCGCCGTGGTGGTGCCGTAAGGGTGGTTCACCACCCGTCAGGCGCGTCGTGAAGCAGGCGTTAGAACGCCAAGAGGAGGAGTAAACCCATGTCCGGTACCACGACATCGGCGTTCTACGTCGATCCATTGCTGACCAACCTCAGCATTGCCTACCAGCCGCAGATGTTCATCGCCGACCAGGTGTTCCCGCGTATCGGCGGGCTGACCAAGCCGAGCGGGCAGTACTACAAGTTTCTCAAGGAGCGTTTCGGCCCGATTCCCGAGACGTACCGCGCGCCGGGCACACGCGCCCGCGAGGTGGACTGGCAGACCGAGCTGGAGACGTTCATCACCAACCAGCGCGCGCTGATCGGCAAGGTCACCGACGAGGACCGCGAGGCGCAGGACGCGCCGATCCAGCTGGAGCAGACGACGGCGGAGAACACGACCGAGCTCCTGATGCTCGATCGCGAGATCCGCGTGCGCGACAAGCTGGTCGATACGGCTGAGTACCCGGCGGCGCACGTCAACACGCTGGTCGGCACCGATCAGTGGAGCGATCCTGATGACTCCACGCCGGTAGCCGATGTGCAGGCTGCCAAGACCCAGCTGCGCTCGATCGGCATCGTGCCGAACACGATGGTGATTGCCTCCGACGTCTACGACGCGCTGTTCCTGAACGACGACGTGCAGGGGCGCATCAGCGCGAACTCCGACCGCATTCTGACGTTGGACTTGCTACGCCGGCTCTTCGGCGTCGAGAACATCCTGGTGCCGGCGTCGGTATACAACACGGCCAACGCCGGGCAGGACGCCAACCTGATCGATCTCTGGACCGACTTTGTCTGGCTGGGCTACGTCGCGCCGCGCCTGGGGCTGCGCATCATGACGTTCGGCGTGACCTTCGAGTACCGCGCCCGCCAGGTGCGGCGCTGGCGCGAGGAAGACAAGCGCACCGACTTCCTGGAGGTGTGGGAGCAGGTCGGCGAAGAGATCGTCTCGAACGAGGCCGGTTACCTGTTCGCCGACGTGCTGGCCTAGGGGCTCATCCGAGCCCCGTAAGCAAACATCCCACGTGTCCAAGCCGAAATGAGGAGATGACGACGCCATGCCGATCTACCACGCCCAGGCCGACGTCGAGCAGCTGCTCCGGGCGCTCGGCAGCCGCGGCGTCGACTTCACCGCGGGCCGTCCGATTCCGGCAGCGGATGTGACGGTCTACATGAACGAGACGGAAGCGGTCGTCGAGCAGCGCATCCGCGCACGCTACGTCGTGCCGGTCACGGACCTGACCGGCGTCGAGCTGCTGCGCTACATCGCGGCGCGTCTGACGGCCGCGACGGTCTGGCGGGTGATCCAGGGCACGACGACGGCGGGCGAGTCGACCAAGGCGAACGAGTGGGAGCGCCAGGCGGAGAAGCTCTTGAAAGAGATCGTCGAGGGCACGACGCCGCTCGGCGACGCGGAACTGGCGACCGGCGACGTGTTCGGCGAGAGCGGCTACAACCGCGAGATCGTGCCGACGCGGGTGTTCAGTCTGGAGCGCGAGCAGTGGTGATTCGCCTCAGGATCGAGATCGACGGCCGCGTTGAGCTCAACCGCGTGTTGACCGGCATCGCCGACGACCTGGAGGACTGGCGGCCGGCGCTCGGCGAGATGGCCGACGACTGGTACCGCAGCCAGGGCGCGGTCTTCACCGCCGCCGGCGCGCACGAAGGCTTGCCCGGCTGGGAGCCGCTGTCGGATCGCTACGCGGTCTGGAAGCGCATCAACTACCCCGGCCGGCCGATGCTGGTGCTCTCGGGACGCTTGCGCGCGGCGGTGACGCAGCGTGGTGGGCGTGGCGCGATCGAGCGGATTCGTGAACGCGAGCTCATCATCGGCGCGAACGTGCCGGTGGGTAGCTTCAATCTGGCTCTGATCCACCATCGCGGGACGCGCCGGGGACTGCCTGCGCGGCCACTGATGAGGATCAGCCAGCCGCAGCGGCGGCGCTTCGTCGGCATCCTGCACGGCTACCTGTTCGGGCAGCAGATGCATGACCGCGTGAGCCGCGAGCTGCGCCACAGCTTCAACCTGCGATTGACGAGGCCGTCGGCATGAGTGTTGACATGGAGACGATCCGCCGGCGCGCGGTCGCGGCGCTGGAAGCAAGCTTCACGGCCACGCTGGCCGCGGTCGACGCCGCGTCGAATAGCGACGCCAGCGCCGTCGAAGGCGAGGACGTCGACATCGAGACGCCGGTCCCGGAAGCCGTCTACGACTTCCCGGTGTTCGCTGAGGGGCTGGTGGTTTGGCCGGTCTGCCTGGTCATGGCGCGGCGCGCGCCGCTGGTGGGCGGTCCGAACGACCAGGGCCATATCGCGCGGCGCTACGAGTTGGAGATCGAGGTCTGGTTCACCGATGCCGATCAGGCGCTGCTCGGAGCCTGGGTTGAGCGCGCCGCGCGGGCGGTGGCCTTGATCCTGGAGAGCCGCGCCACCTGGGGCAACCTGGGCGTGTTCAACCAGCGCACGGTCGACGCGCTGTTCAGTGAGGTGGTGGAGGACGAAAGCGGATTCATGCGCGCCTGCCAGGTGCAGTTTGCCCTTGACGCGCTAGAAGAGGAGACCCCCTGATGGACGCAGGATTCTACGTGTACCGCGGGCCGCGCGATACGTTCGCGTTGCCGGGCAGCAACCCGAAGAAGCTGAGCCGCGATGGCGAGCCGGTCGAGTTGGACCGGCGCGAGGCCTCGATCTGCGGCCGCTACGCCAACCGTGGCCACCGTTTCGAGTTCCTGGGCACGGCGTTGCCAGAGCCGGAAGGCGATGAGCCAGAAGGCGACGAGCAGGAAGCGGAGGCGACTGCCGGCTCCGAGCCAGTCGAGCCGGGCGCTGAGCCTGAGCCGGAAGCTTCGTCGCGCGATGCGCTGACGGTCCCCGAGTTGCTCCAGATCGCGGCCGAGCTGGAGATCGCCGGTCGCAGTGACATGAACAAGGCCGCGTTGATCGCCGCGATCGAGGCCGCGCAGACGGCGTAACGCGGCCTGCCCGTTACCCGGCGCGCCGGGTTGGTCCCCAGAGCAAAGGAGAATCCCATGCCGGTAGATGTTGACAAGATTCATGTCGGGCCGGGCATCCTGACGCTGACGCCCACGGGCGGCGGCGACGCGCTCACCGTCGAGGCCAGCACCTCCGGCGGCGTGCTGGCCTATGCCCGCGACATCGTCGATATTGAGATTGCCGAAGAGCTGAACGCCGTCGACATGTTCGTCAACGGCGAAGAGGTGCAGTTCACGATCGCCTGTCGCGAGCTGGACGCCGAGCGGCTGAACCTGCACTTCGGCCACGGCACGACTGAAGAGGTTGCCGCGGGCGCGGGGGTCAACGAAGAGCAGACGCTCACGCTTACGGGCGTCCCGGACGGCGGCAGCTTCACGATCACGTTCGGCGGGCAGACGACCGCCGCGATCGCCTTCGACGCCACGGCGGCGGAGGTCGAAGCCGCGCTGGAGCTACTCTCCAGTATCGGCGCCGGCAACGTCAGCTGTTCGGGCGGGCCGCTGCCGGGCACGGCGGTGGTGATCGAGTTTATCGGCGACCTGGCCCAGCAGAGCCTGGCGCTGGCGACGGCGGACGGTGGCAACCTCACCGGCGGCACGACCCCGGACGCGGCCATCGCCGAGACGACCGATGGCGAAGTCGGGGCCGGCTACGAACAGGCCAACTTTGGTGGCTCGTACCAGGTCGACCGCTACAACCTGGAGTACGTCGTGCCGCAGCGCGTCAACTCGCTGCTGAACATCATCGTCAACCTGCACAGCGTGATCTCGGTGCCGTCGGGCGACATCGCGTTCATGCGCACCGGGCCGTCGGAGATCCCGATGACCTTCCGTGGGCGCGCCGACCTGACGAAGCCGCGCGGCGAGCGCCTGGGCTATGTCCGGCGTGAGACGGCGGTGGCCACCGCATGATCTGTGACATCAACGCGCCGCTGGCTGCCAAGCTGGCGGCGATTCGCGAACGCGAGCCGGATCAGCTGATGGCGCGTGAGGGCGTGCCGGTCTCGATCGGCGGCGAGGCCTTCGAGGTGCGCCCGCTGACCCGTGCCGCCGCGCGCGCCTTCAAGCTGCGCCAGTGGCAGTACATCCAGTACATGGCGGGCGCGCCGGCGCTGGCGCGTGATGCTTCGAATGTCGAGGCCATGAGCGCGCACGAAGAGCGCCGCGCCGAGCTGCACGCGGCGATGCTCGTGGCGGCGATCCCCGAGCTCGCCGGCCGGGAGGCGTGGCTCGACGAGCAGGCCACCGACCTGGAGCTGGCGGAGGCGCTGACCGTGCAGACGGCGTTGATCGACGCCGTCCCAAACGTGGGCGGGGCGCAGGCGCTGGATCGTCTTCGGACGCTGGCCTCGCGGACGCCTACGCCCTCATCAGCGAGCTCTACCCGGCCTACACCCCAGGACGTATCGACCAAGAACTAAGCGACGAGCAGATCGATCTGTTGATCGAGGCGAAGCTGGCGCTGCGCAAGCAGCAGCGCGGGCATGCCCCGGCCGGCGGCAGCCGTCGCGGGCAGAGCGCGAGCTTGTTCGACCGGCCCATCCGGCACATTCGCGAGGTCGACATCGAGTCGATCGCGAAGCCTGTCCCCGTGAGGAGTAGTCGTGGCAGACGAACTCGGCATTAAGGTATTCGGCGACGCGCGCGACGCTGAAGCCGCCATGGTCGGGCTCGCCAGGACGAGCGAGCGGAGCTTCGACCAGGTCGAGCGCGGTCTCGGCAACGTCGACAAGGCGCAGGCGCAAGCTGGCGTTAGCACGGGCCGCCTGAACGCCGGTATCACCGGCTTGACGGCGGGTCTCGGAGCGATGGCCGGCAGTGCCGCGCTCGGTGCTGCCCAGGCCGGGCTCGCCATGCTCAAAAGCGAGATCAGCGCGTCGATCACTGCTGCGTCGGACCTGAACGAGACGCTTTCCAAGAGCGAGCAGGTTTTCGGCGATAACGCCGCGCAGGTCGAGGAGTGGTCACAGTCGAGCGCGACGGCGTTCGGCCTGAGCCAGAATGCCGCGCTGGGGGCGACCGCCACGCTCGGCGACATGTTCAACACGATGAAGCTGGGCGCTGGCCCGGCGATGGACATGTCGACCACGCTTGTCGAGCTGTCCGCCGATGTTGCCAGCTTCCACAATGCCGCTGGCGGGGCCGAAGAGGTCTTGCAGGCGATGCGCTCGGGCCTGATCGGCGAGTCCGAGCCGCTGCGCCGCTTCGGCGTGTTGCTGAGCGAGGCGGCGGTTCAAGCCAAGGCCGCGGAACTGGGCCTGGGTGGCGCGAACCGCGAGTTGACCGAGGCCGAGAAGGTCCAGGCGCGTTACGCGATCATCCTGGAGCAGACCGCCAGCGCGCAGGGCGACTTTGCGCGCACGGCCGACGGGCAGGCCAACCAGGCGCGCATTCTCGACGCGCAGATGGAGGACCTGCGCGCGACGCTTGGGCAGGGCATGTTGCCCGCAGTGACCGAGGTCACGAAAGCGGCTAACGATCTGCTCGCGTCGCCGTTCTTCCAGGGCGGCATGCTCAAGGTCGCGGAAGAAATCGGGCAGGTCGCCCAGAGCACGCAGGATATGCGAGCGGCGGTCGACGCCGCAATCGGTCCGGTTGCGGAACTGGCCGAGCTGACGGGCACGCTCGGGCCGGCCAGCGTGGCGGCCAGCACCGGGGTCGAGACGTTCCTCAAGACGCTGCCTGGCATCGGCACGGTCCTGACACTGAACGACGCTATCCGCGACGGCAAGGGACTGCTACAGGAATTCGGCATCGTCGCGGGCGAAGCGGGCGACGGCTGGTCCGACTTCAACATCCAGCTGATTGAGAACGGGTTGCAGGCCGCGGGCGTCGATGTTGACGCGTTCGTGACGCGCGTGCTGGCCGCCGCGGCGGCGCTCGGCGGCGGCGTCGGGTCGACGGTTGATGCGCAGGCGGACGCGGCCGAACGTGCCGCTGAGGCGCAGCGGCTATACAACGAAACGGTCGCGGCCGCTGATGCGCGCGTGCAGCAGTACCAGGAGAACGTCACCAGCCTCAATCGCGAGGTTGAGGACGGTACGGCCTGGAACGAGCAGTGGCACGCCAGCAACGAGCGCATCGTCGACGTCATGATCGAGGCGCGCGAGGCCAGCCGCCACGCGACCGACGCCGGCCACCGCCACAACCAGATGATCGCGGAAAGTGCCGGGGCGTACGACGACGCCGCGGTGTCCGCCGGCTTGCTGGAGCGCCACGTCGACGATCTCACCGCGGCGCACGACCGCTTGCGTGGCGCGCTGAACCCGGTGGAGGCCGCGCTGGACGTGTTCCGCGCGCAGATCGAGGCCGGCATCCCGCTGACCGCGGAGCAGACGCGCCAGGTCCAGATTCTCGGCATGGCGCAACAGGGCCTGCAGCAGCAGATCAACGACGTCACGATCGCTCAGGGGCTCGCAGCCGCGGGCTTCAACACACAGCTCACGCCGGCGGTTGGTGGCGCGACCGGGCTGATGGTCGGGGCAGTCGGCGCGGCCGGCGGGCTCTACACGGCCCTCTGGACGCTCAGCCGGCAGCCCTGGTACGTCGACGTCGTGATCCGGCAATCGGTGATGGCGGTCGGCTCGCAGGCGGGCGGCAACGACGAGCCGGGCGGTTTCCTGCCGGGCACGCAAGCGCCCCTGCCGACGCCTCCCCCGCTCCCCAGCTTCGACGTCGACGCCTGGGTGGCCGACGTCATCGGTGACGTCGCGGGCGGCTCCACGTCGAGCAGCGGCGGCGGTGGTGGAGCTGCTGCCAGCGCGGCGGAAGAAGCCGGTGTTTCACTGGCCAATCAGATCGTCGAGAACCTGGTGCAGTCGGTGCTCGACGGCGAGCGCAGCATCGAAGACGCGGTCGCGTTCGTGCTCGACCATCTGGACGAGCTGGGCATTACCGGCGAGGATTTCCTCGCTGGGTTGGCGGCCTCGTGGCGTGGGCTGCAGGAAGAGATCGCGCTGGGCCAGCTGGCCGGCGAGGACGTCTCTCAGGCGGTCGCTGCGCTCGGCGTGCTCGAAGACGCGATCGAGGCCACGACCGGCAAGTCAATCGAGGATTTCGCCGCCTGGGCCGCCGCCGTCGAAGCGGCTGGGGATACTGCCGTCGGGGCAGCGGCGCGCGCCACGAAGTCGTTCGAGGCCGCCGTTGCCGCGGCCGAGGCGCTGGCCGGGACCGATCCCTTCGGCTGGCTGACCGGCGCGCAGGACCGCATCGACCAGCTGCAGGCGCAGATCGATCTCGCGCCGATTCTCGGGATCCCCCAGGAACAAGTCGACAAGTGGACTGCCGAGCGTGACGCGCTGGCGGCCGAGATCGCGCAGTTCGGCGCGGGTCTGGGCGAGGCGCTCGCCTCCGGCCTGATCGACCCTGAGATGCTGGCCGGCCTGGACCAGGCTTCACGCGATCTGATCCTGACGATCCTCGCGCCCTTCGTCGACCCGGCCGTGCTGGCGCAGATCGCTGGCGCGGGCGTGCTCGACAATCTGATCACCGCCGACGACATCGCCGCGCTGGAGGAGTTGTTCAAGAGCGCGCCCGAAGCTGCCGTTGGCATGGTCGACGACATCATCGGCGCGGTGCAGGCCGGGCGCATCCCGCTCGCCGAAGCGCTCGAGCTGCTGGCGCTCCTGCCGGGCGAGCTGCTCGGGCCGGCGCTGGAACGACTGCGGGCACAGCTACAGGACCAGCTCGGCGCTGCGCTGCTGGAATTTGGCGCGGATAGCCCGGAGGTCGCCGCATTTCGGGAGGGCCTCGCGCTCGTCGACGCGGCGCTCGGCACGGTCGGCGAGACGGCGGTCCGGGTCACGGCAGAGGGGCTGGCCCAGCTGCAGGCGCTGTTCGCAGAGTACCCCGAGCTAACCGCGGACATGCTCGACGAGCTGGTCGCGGCGGTCGCTGCGGGCGCGCTCAGCTTCGAGGAGGCGATGCAGCTGCTCGCCGACGTGCCGGACGCCACGCTCCGTCCGGCGCTGGAGCGCATGCGCGACCAGCTCGTCGTCAAGCTCGGGCAGGCGCTGCTCTCGCTCAGGCCGGACAGCCCGGAAGTGCAGGCCATTCTGGAGAGCCTGGCGCTGATCGACGCGGCGTTGTCGGGCCTGGGCGACCAGGCGGAGCGCACGACGCGCTCGGTGAGCCGCGGCTTTCGGAGCGCGCGCGCCGACGCGTTGACGACCAGCCCGGCGGTGCGCGCCGCGGCGGCGACGTTCAGTGGCGGCGGCTTTGGGGGCGGCAGTGGTGGTGGCGCGAGTTTCGGCGCAGGCGGCACGGCGGGTTACATCGACCCCACCCAGGGGGTACCCGGCGGCAGCCCCCAGGGCGGCACGTTCGTCGCCCAGATCGAGATCGACCGCAACAACCACGAGCGCTTCATTGTCGACGTCAACAACCGCAAGATGAGCCGGATACTGGGGTAAGACATGCGCGCGATCGCGATTGACGACGTCGAGCTCAACGCTGCCGCGGGCATGCGCTTCTATGCCGACTTGCGCGGCCTGGCGCGTCCAACGACGGCCGCGTTGACCGAGCGCGCGCGGGCGCGGCTGTCACCGGCGCGTGAGCAGATGCTGCTCGCCTCGCGCGCGGTCCCGTTTCAGGTTGCGCTCGACGAGGCCTGGGAGGATTCGGTCGAAGCCTTCAATGTGCTCGCCTGGGGTACGTTCTCGCCGCGTCGCGGCGGGCAGGCTACGCGCCTGCTCTCGGCGGTCGAGATCGACCCGTTCGCGCCGGAGGACGTCTACCAGATGGCGGTCGAGTTGACCGCTTTCGGCCGTCCCGGTCCGTTCGAGTGGCGTGGCGAGCTGGTCGCGCTGGAGCCGGTCTGGGTGGCGGCGGACCCCGAGACGTCGACGGCGAGCCCGCTGGTCGTGGGCGGCAACGAAGCCACGCGCCCGGTGATCCAGATCACCGGCGGCGCGAGCGTGACACGCCGGAGGGTGACGCTGCGCGATCGCACCGGGCACGGCGTGCGTGGCATCCCACAGGGCATCGCGATCACCGCAGGCGAGGCGAATTTCATCGTCTACCTGGACGGCCCGCCGCGCCAGCCCTACGCCTACGTCGGCGGCCGGCTCTACGTGCTGGTCGAGATCGACGCCGGCCGGCCGGGCTTCCTCGACATCTACAGCGGTAGCGCGATCAACAACACGCTCGACGCCGGGAAACTGGACGAGGCGGGACTGGCATTCAACGCCGGGTTGCTCGACGGCACGCTGACGACCAGCGTCGGCATCCCCGGCGCGCATCCGCCGGCGCGCGCCTGGTGCTGGCAGCCGGCGATCACCGCGCCGCACGTCGAGGGCCGGCGCTACACCTTCGGCTTTGACGGCGAGACGCTGCACATGCGCGACCGCGAGGACACCGGGCAGCGCGTCGACCTGGGCGACGACGCGGATAGCTGGCAGTTCAGCTCGCCGGTCGAGATCGCGAGCGTCAGCAACCTGGAGATCGAAGTGACGGCCGGCTACCTGCCGGGTCAGGCGACGATCGACGAGAGCGGCGAGCGCGTGATGCGCGTGACGCTGGCGACGATCGACGGCTCGCCGATCCCGGACGGCCCGGTCTGGGACACGCAGCATCTCTCGCCCTACCCGATTGGCACGGTCGTGCCCGATCTGGCGGCGATCGGCTTCCCGGTCGCGCGCCATCCAGAGCATCTGTACTATGCGACCTTCCAGTTCGGGGCCATCAGTTTCCCCAATACGCACAGCGTGCCGCTGCGAGAGAACGTCGCCATCAGTTGGGGTTCCGGCGCGGCCGGCCCTGGCTCGACGATCTGGCGGAACGATTACTTGCCTGAGGAGCTGCCTGATCTGGCGGCCCAGTTTCTGGGCTGCACGGTGCAGACCGGCCCGCCGGGCGTCTGGTACCTGCGCTTTCCGGCCGGCGCGTTTCGTGGCATTGAGCCGCCGCTCTTGTCGATGAGTATTCAAGGCAAGGGCGGTTCGTTTACCTACGTCAAGAGCGGCGAGGATGACGTCGAGTTCAGCGTGCAAGGCGACACGTCGCTCGACAACGTGCTGCTGTTCGCGTCCGAGTGGGTCGACCCGGTGACGCTCAACCCGCCGGCCGAGGAAGAGGACGCGCCGGTCAACGTCGAGCCGCTGCGCGGTCAGGTGCGCGCGGTGCTGCGCGCCTGGACACGCGACTCGCCCTATCCCGCGACTGTCTGGTCGCAGGTCGTGACCGGCGCGGGACCGGACGGCACGAACGCGGCGCTGGCGATCAGCGGCGTGGACGTCAGCGGCGCGGTCATGCTGGCGGTCGGCCTGGAGCCGGCCGCGTCGGCTCCGGACACGCTCACCTGGGGCACGCTGCGTGTCACCAGCAACCCGGTCATCACGCTGCAGAGCGCGAAGCTGCCCGACCTGGACGTGAGCGGACCGATCGCCGCGCAGAAACTCGACGGCGCGCTGGTGAATGAACGCAACGGGCAGCAGATCCCATTTCGGGACACGCTCTCCGACGCGACCGGGCTGGAGTGGGACGCCGAGACGCCGGACCTGCAGGGCGTCGACGGACTGGGGCCGGTTTACGGAGCCTTGCCGCCTTCGATCGGCACGCCGGTTATGGAGCTCGACGTGGGCGCGAACGACTGGGTGGCGAGTGGGGCGCTGGCCAGCGCGACGATCGCATTTCAATGGCGGAAACGCTGGGCGGTGTAGCTTGACACTTTGCGACGCGTTATTTAGCCCTCAGGGCGTTCGGGAGATGCCAACATGACTGCTGATACCTATCGTAGGGTGAACGCGGCACGTACCCGGCAAGAATCGCGCAGATCAGGCGTTTGGAACATGCGTTCGCCACAGAAACTGGCGGGCTAGATGCTCTGCGTGATCTATGGCGGTGAGCGCAGCGTGATGGCCGACCTTGACGCGGACCCGACCTGGCGCTCGACGGCTAGCGGCGAGGCCGGCAGCTGTGAGCTGCAGCTGACGCGTGAGTCGGCGGTCTGGGCGCGCGACGTGCTCAACCCGCGCGGCGAGTTTCTCGTCGAGGTATTGACGCCGGTCGGCAGTTGGCCGGGCGTCGCCAACCGCCCGAACTGGCGGCCGGGCGGCTGCTCGATCGAGCTGCTGCACATCAACCGCTGGCTCGGGACGCGCCGGGTGACACGCGCGCGACGCTTCTACGGCGTGACGCCGGGGCACGTCGTGCGCCAGCTGCACCACGACTGTTTCGCCGGGCTGGCCGGCATCCCGATCAAGCTGGGGCCGGTGCTGGCCGCGCCGCCGCTGGTCGATCACCAGTTCGCCTACGACGCCGGGTCTAGCGCCCAGTCGATCCTCTCTGAGCTGGCGCGCCTGAGCGGTCAGCACTGGCGACTGGACGAGTCGTACCGGCTCAGCTGGGTAGCGCGCGAGGGCCGCTACCACGAGCGTTGGCTGATTGACGACGAGCGCATCGCCAGCTACCAGGCGGACAGCCTGGAGGATGCCGTGAGCGAGTGGGTCGAGATTGACGCCAGCGGGCGCGTGTATACGAGCGTGACGCCGCAACGGCCGCGTCTGTGGCCGCTGCAGGCCGTGGAGGGGGTATAGGTGGGAGCGAACTGGCGTTATTTCAAGTATGTCGCCCGGCACAAGTGGTTCGTCTTTCAGTCCCGGAAGCGCTTCGGGGTAGGGCTTTGGCAGGCCGCGGTCCACGACTGGCACAAGTTCCTACCGTCGGAGTGGTCGCCCTACGTCGACCAGTTCTATCGCACCCCGAAACCGGCAGATCGGGAGGGTTACTATCACAATCCCGAAGACGCCAAGGTGCGCTTCAACACGGCTTGGATCAAGCACATCCATCGAGGGCCGCATCACTGGCAGCACTGGCTTCTGATGTACGACTCGGGAGACTTCGTCGTTCTGCCGATGCCTGAAAAGTACGTGCGCGAGATGCTGGCGGACTGGTCGGGAGCTGGCAGGGCGCAGGGCTTCAGCGCGAACCCGCTGGGCTGGTACGCGAAGAATCGGGACCGCATGACACTGCATCCGCGGACGCGCGAGCGCGTCGATGGGCTGATCGGCTACCACGTCATAGCGGACAGCGTCGAGCAGCATGGCCTGCTGATAGAGAGTCAGTAGCTGATGGCAACCGGCGTCGACGCGGCCCAGACGCGCTTGCAGGCCGAAGTCGGGCGCGGCTGCTACCTGGCGGTGCATGCCGGCGATCCGGGGGTGAGTGGCGCGGGGCAGTTGACCGACCTGGCGTTCGTCGCGGCCGGCGCGTTCCGCATCAGCGGGCTGGCGGCTGAGAACGCGCGCGACGTCGCGGCCGGCACGGCGACGCGCGGCGGCATCGGGACGCACCTGAGCGTCTGGAATTCCCGCCGGCAATTCGTGCAGAGCGGCCGGCTGCGCAGGCCGTTGGAGCTCGCGCCGGGCGTCGCGGTGACGATTCCGCGCGGAATGCTCAGGCTGGAGTACCGGGACTGATGACCGAACGTGGCTACCTCGCGCCGCCGAACGCAGCGTTTGGCGATCCGGCGGACAAGTACACCTGGGCGATCCGGCGCTTCATCGACGTCGACACGCTGATCTATGAGGTGGTTGAGACCGGCGCGGGCTGGCAGGCCGGGCAGGGCAACATGGACAGCGTCGAATTCATTCCGGGCGGGAGCGGGCTGCCGGACG